GCCCTGGCCAGCCACGGCCTCGGTCTTGATCGTCGGCAGGCTCGGCGCTGGGGCGTCAGCCTCGCGGGCGATGCGCTCGAAGCGTTGGCCGCTGCTGTGCGCGAGTTGACGCACGGCGGTCGTGTTGGCGGCAATCCGTTCGCTCGGACCAGCGCAGGATGTCGCCACGACGACGACGATGGCGGCTAGGCATCTCATGGTTCCCCCGCTAGCAGTCGCCATGCGTCCAACTCTTCCTGGCTGCTGTTTGCGACCAAGTCGGGATCCTCAAGCATCGTGAGCAGGTGCGATTTTGCTCGCGCAATTCGATCGGCTCGCTCCAACGCATCGGCTGGCAAGTTGAAAACTTCGGCGTTTTCGGCCATTCCACGACGGATCATAGAGATGTATTCGGCGGGATCCATTACCACGTCGCGTGTGCCACGCGCCTCCATGTATTTGTAGCCGTGCATATGTAGAGGTACGACGCATCCCAACAGATATCGCCAGTCGTGCCCGTGTCGGTCGCGCTGCTCGGTGTCTTCGCCGTCACGATGCGAAGACGGTTGCCCGAGATGATGCCGACCGATGTGCTCGTGCCGTGCAGTTTCGTCTGGGTCGTGCTTGATGTCCCGAGGACTGTCGTGTTTGCCCCGTCGCCGATTGCGTCAGCGCCGATCACGGTGGAGTTGCTGTCGCTGTTGTTCTTCCCTCGACAACGTGAGCCGATATAGGTGCTCGACTGTGCCCCGGTAAGGGCCGTTGATCCGTCGGCGTGATAGCGTGCCGCCTCGAATCCGATCGCCGTGTTGTAGCTCACCGCGGCTAGGTTCTTGCCAGCGAATCCACCGATGGCCGTATTGAGTCCGTTCGTGGCGAACTCAAGCGCCTCGGTGCCGACTGCTACGTTATGGTTTCCGGTGCTGTTCGTGAAGACGGCACGAGATCCGAGTCCAAAGTTGCCACTCCCGCTAGTTAGTGCAGCTAGGGAATCTTTGCCAAGCGCTACATTCAAAGTACCGCTGGTCAAAAAGTAGCCGACTTGGTAGCCGATCAGCGTGTTTCCGTTGCTGCTCGAGTTGAGGACTCGTCCGGCAGTAATACCGAGCACCGTATTGTGGACGATTCCCGCGTTGCCTTTTCCAACACGCAGGGAGTTTATGTACGCGTCGTTGGCGATCCCCGCCCCGCCAGCGACGATCAGCGCCCCGGTCGTGCTCGAGGTCGAGGCCGTCGTGCTCGTGCCCTCGATCGTCGTAAACCGACCGCTGGCCGCCGTGGTCGCGCCGACGGTCGCCCCGTTGATCGTGCCCCCGGTGATAGCCGCCGCCGCGTCGTTCGACCACCTGAAGACCGTGCTGCTATCGGCCTTCTCCGTGAAGAGTTTCCCGTCGGTCGTGTTCATCGCCAACTCGCCGACGATCAACTCGCCGACGGTCGGGACTTCGCCCGTGTCGCTACTGCGCTTGTGTTTAATGATGTCAGCCATCAGGAGACCCCATACTCGCCGCCGTCGAGTTCCTGCACGAGTCCGCTCGGGCAGGAACCGAAGATGCGGTTCGGAGCAATGAACTCATACCCTAGCGAGCCATCGGTCGCGCGTCGCATGATGATCTCGACGATCGTCCCGGTCGGTACTGCGCCGACATAGAAGCCGTCGGCATCGTCGAGCTCAAGCGAGGTCACCGCGAAGCCGTAGGCCGTCGTGCTCGTGTTCGCCATCTCAAGGAGGTTGATCGCGTAGCCCGTCGAGGTCGTGCCCGAGCGACCGCCCGAGACCGTCGAGAAGGTCGCCGAGGTGTTCGTCGCGAGTCGAACTTCAGTCCACGCATATTTCCACTTCGCCGTGCCGGCCGTCACGATCGCGCTGCTGTCGATCTTCGCCGTGAATCGTTGGAACGATCCCGACTCGCGCGTTCCCTCGCCAGTCTTCACGGACTCGACCGTCTGGTAGAGTTCCTTCCAGGTATCTGGCGTGAGAGCGCCTAGTCCTCGTGAGATCGACGGCTTCATGGTCAGTATCCGGGGAGCGTCGTGAAGTCGCCCGTGCTCGGGAAGGGTTGCTTCCAGTAGACCTCGTACGCCTTGTTCGCGTATGCCCCCGTGCCGCGCTTGGTCTGGAGATCGGAGTCGCGCGCCGGGACTTGGCGAAGGTGCGCCCACTCGTCCCAAGTGAAGACATAGGTGACATCGTAGAGATTCGGCCCGATGCGCGACTGGCGGAAGCCGTGGAAGAGGACATAGCCGGCCGTTCCACCGAGGAAGGTCGCGTTGTTCCGCTTGCCGATCAGGTTGAGGATCGTGGTCTTGTTGATCGACGCACTCGCGAGGCGCACCGTGAAGGTCATCTCCTGCTTGCGGCGCATGACCGAGAGCGGCTCGCCCATCGTGTCGATCGGAGTCCCGCCGATGTCGGTCTCGGCCGGAGTGTTCAGGCTCGCAGGCGCGCTAGGACTCACGCGCCACGCATCGACGAACTCGACCACGACGCTCGCCTCATGCTTCGAGTATTGCGCGCTCGCGTCGATGCCACCGCTCGATGTGGTCGTGCTCGATGACTCGACCGCGTTCGAGTAGGTCGCCGTGGCCGTCCAAGTCTTGCCGCCGCTCCCGTCCACGGGCGCGTATGAGAGCGACCGCATCGTCGCGTTAGGGACATTCGTCGAGCCGCTGTAGGCCGAGCCGAGCGTGTACGAGGTCAACTGCGAGATGCATCCTGCGGCGGTCTGCGGAGAGACCTCCGTCACGATGAGCCGCACCGACGCGCCGCTTGAGTCGGTCGCTCGCGTTTCCTCGACGCTCTGGGTGATTACTGCCATGCGTGCCTCATTGGAGGAGTGCTTCTTGGTTCCCGATCTTCTCGTTCAGTTTGCGGAGTTCTGCCGTCTGCAACTTGCTCTCGTCCGCGATTCGCTTCTGGATGTCCACGGCATCCGTGATCCCGGCGATCTTGAACTCGCCGATCGCGGTGTCCAGACTCTCGGTGAACTGCTGCCGCTTCACATCGTCGGCCAGAGCCTTCGCCGATGCTTCGGCCACGGTCTGCGCGATCTTCTCTTCGAGTTCCGCACGCTGCTCGACGAGCGTCTTGAGATCGTCCTCGGCCTTGTTGCGAGCCTCGTCAATCTTCGCGGCCGCTCGCTCCTCGTCACGACGCAGCATGATCGCTTGGACTTGGCCGCTCTCCAGTCCCATCGCTTCGAGTCGGCGGCGATAGATCCGATCTTCGAGCGCATCTTGCCCCTGAAGCCGTCCGATCATCTCGTCCTCGATGGCGAGCATCTCCTGCCGGAATGCAGCGTCGGCTTCCTGCTTGCGAGCCTTCTCGTCGGCAATGCGAGCCGCCTCGGCCTCGCTCTTCCGCAAGGCTTCGGTCGCGGCAATGTCGCGCGAGGTCAGCGTCGAGGATTCTTGGGCGGTCTTGAGCGTGTCCTGTCGCACCTTGAGGATCGACTTCTCGTCGGCGAGCGTCTTCTCAAGCGCGTCGGCCATCTGCTTCGCCACGATGAAGCGATCATCCTCCTCATCGACTCCGGCCGCTTGGAGGTTCAGAAGTTGCAACTGGTACTTCACAAGATCGGCCGTCGTGGTCTTCACATTGGCGCGAGCCTGGAGCACGCCGTACTCCGCATCGCGCACCCTCTGGGCCGCTTCTGCGAGCGTGTTCGAGTTCGAGATCGCGCGTGCCTCGGCATCGCGCTGCGCCGCCGGAACGGCTAGGAGCCTCTCCTTGGTCTGCACGCCCTGCCGGAGTTTGTCGGCCTGCTTGGACATCGACTCCTCGTCGGCCCGTGCTCCCTTCAGAGCATCCATCGTCGACTTGATTCGCTCCTCGGCGTACTTCGCGTAGCCCTCGATCATGTTCTTCGAGGTCTCGGCGGCATCCGAGTACGCCTTGTAGATCATTCCTCCGATGCCTGCGAGCGCGCCGACGATCAGCGTGATCGGCCCACCGATCCCCATGATGATCCCCTTGAAGAGCGAGGCCGCTGCGCTCATGCTCGAGAATCCCTTGATGATCGACGGGATGCCCTTCGTGAGGACATTCACCATGCTCTGGGCTGTGTCGAATACGCCCGTGGGGATGCCGACCGTCGAGAGCGTGTTCTGGAGACCGCCGAATCCTTGGTTCAGGTCGTTCAGTTGCTTCTTGGACTTGTCCACGAAACGGCCGAGCGACTGGCTCCCGGCATCCAGTCCCTCCTTACGCACCTTGAAGTTGATGAAGAGATCACCGACGGTCGCCATCCGAGCCTCCCGTGAGTGACTTGAGCATAGCGATCATGGCCTCTGGATCGCTTGCCTTCGCGGCAGGCTTGTTAGCGATGAACGGCATGAAGTCCGTGATCTTGGCCGGCGCGTCGCCCTTGCGGCGGTGGCTGTTAGCGTACAGCGTGGCGAGCATAGCGAAGCCGTAGTCGGTGCGGATGTGCCCGATGGGTTCGAGCGCGTCGAACGCCTGCCACTCGGCGAGCTCGCGCGCGCTCATGCGGCCCTCAAGTTCCTCGACCGTCATCCCGAGCGCGAGAGCGAGGCGGAAGAGGAACCGCCGTAGCCCTCGCTCGGTCAGTTTCCCGCGAGGGTCTCGATGTCCTTCGATCCCATCCCGGAGAGCCTCTGGGCGACCTCAAAGAGCGGGTCGATCACGCGCGCCGGGAGCGCGGCGATCTGCTCGACATCCCCGTCGGCGAAGAGCCGCTTGCCATCCGGCGAGCAGATCGAGCGCACAAGGAGCCGAGCGCGGAGGTTGACGAAGTTCATCTCCTTGCTCGCGCCCTTGCCGACGAAGCACGCGGCCTCAAAGGCATCGCGCTCGCCGGCCGTAAGGCCGCGCACCGAGATAGGCTCGGCCACGCCGGG